GACCTTACGCTCACGTGATCTCACAGCCAAACGCAGAGAAAGCAATCGTGTCAGCGACCGAAGTACGAACCGTTATTACATCAGTTGCGGCCAATGTAATACCTAATACAAGCGTGATTGTATCATTGGGCAATACCGTCACGTCAAATGCTATGTAATGTTTTGGTTCAAGTGTTGCCCCCGCTGGTCTTATCGCAATCCTATACAAAGCAGTAGTGCCGCCAGAGGTAACGTTAGCCACAGTAATAGCAGATACAACAGTAGATGTTGCGCTCGGTACTGTGTACAAAGTTGCCGCTGTTGTATTAATAGGGGCTAACTGTCCAAGAACTTTATAGGTATTCGGCATTATGCCCCCATTAAAAGAAAAGGATGCAATGGTGTGTCTGTACTTCCACCACCACCAGAAGGCACGGCCCACGTCTGGTCACCACGCAAAAACGTCGTGTTATTCGCAGTACCAGTAGCGAGCCGTGCGGTTGCTACTGTGCCCGTGGTAATATCGCTAGCGTCTATGTTGATCTCATCACCGCTTTGCAGTTCCTGAATCTGACCAGACGCTAGGACTAATGGTTTCTTAACTGCCATGGATTAGGCCAGCGTGATTGGTTGTTGCTCTTCAAAGTTGATCTCGGTTGCTGACAAAGCGATGCCGATCTCTTGTGAGATATAGGTTGCTGTTGTCGGGGCCGTTGCCGTTGCAGCGCCCGCCGTCGCTCCGCTCAAATAATAAGCAGCGCCAGGCGTCAAACCTGTAAGCCCTGTGATCGTACCATCAAGATAGACGGTTGCGTTGTTAGGCGATGTGGAGTTTGTAATCACAAAGCCGATAGCACGGCGTCCGTTGCTTGCGTCTGCCTTGCGTGCCTTGATTGTGCCGCCATCGTTAAACAGGTTCACAAGGTTACCAGCAGATAAATTCTCGGTAGTCGCCGCAACCTTAACAGTAGCGCCAATACCTGTTGGCAATACTGAATTGTCCAGCTTGCCCGATCCGTCGAGAGCTATGATTTTGCCCGCTTCCGTTGCGCCGGATGATGATACGGTAGCTTCAACTTCTGCGAGCTGACCGCTGTTATTCTTGATATACTTTTCTGCCATGTTACACCGTTTGAATGATTGTGTCTATGTCGATGATTAGTTGCGTGGATGTTAAAGCCTTGCCTACGTGAACGACTATAGCGCCGTTTGTTGGTACTGTCTGTGTTAGTGTTCCGTTGGTGCCTAGGTAAACCGTCCCTTTAGTCCAGTTCCAGTTGGCATCTGTCAGGATGCCCGAAATCTTGATAGTTGCGTTTGCTCCAGATGTAACCGCTCCGTTGGTGATGCCCACGACCTGTGCATTTGCAAGGGTGTCGTTGCTAGCGTATACGGCCTGCCCTGATGAGTTGGACGTCACAGCACGAAGTGCTGACAGGTTCTCGCCAGCCACAAGCGTAATATCATCAGAGATAGGCACCAGCCCGCCGCTGGCGATGTCCAGGGTAATGTTACTTTGGTCTACGTTAACACGCAAGGTGTCCTGATTAACGTTGATGGTGTAACTCACTGGGTTACCTCACCGAGAACAGTGACGTAACCTCTGAGAAGTTCGTTCGTTGAACTCGAGACCGTCTGCTCCAAATCCCAGACGTACACCTCGCCCACTGTCAACGATGCCGTAGTCGCTGCACTTAATGCCACCGAAAATGTACCTTGCGAAGCGTTTACTGTCGTAATCGTGAACGTTGCAGCCAGCACGTTGTCGATGGTGCGGATCTGGCCAGCGAAGGTGTAACCAGTTATGTTGGTCACCACCCCGTTCGTCTTATGTGTGAAGGTACGTGCAAAGGCTGCCCCCTGACGGAGCTCTAAATCAACACGTGCACCTGATGATGATAGTATGACCATTGGAAACCTTTGCTGTGCTCACCACTGGGCCCGAGGGCCCAGTCGTCAGAACAACTGTGTTAGTTAGTCCTTGATGATGTTTGCAGCAAGACCGCGCTCGGTAGCGTCGTTGATGCCTTCGCCGTTATAGAGAACAGCGATGCAAGATCCGAAAGTACCAGTCGACCCGTCGCCAGCTGTAGCAACGACGTCGATATAACGCTTGCGACCTGCGAGGTTCACGAAGAACCCGAAGACCTTGTTATCATCGTTAGCTGTTGGCAGTGCCGGTGAACCCGATGCTCCGTAAACACAGCCTGTGATGTCAGCATAGCTGGAATCTACATCTGACTCCTGGAGCTTAAGGGCTGCCATTGCGATGTCAGTAGCGCCAAGGCTAAAGTAAACAGCGAGCTTACCAAAGCCGGCCGTGTCGATGCTGTTAGTTGTAAACGATGCATTGTCAACGATTGCAGCTGGTGGCGTAACGTTGACAACCTTCACATTTTGTAGTGCGTTCATGTTGTCACCTATTAAGAATTAATTGTTACGAAACCAACAACAGGGCCTGTTGTACGTGATGCTGCTGTAGCGTTGTAGTTGCCCATTTCGTGTACCTTGATGTCGAGGTACTGAGTAGCCTTAACATAGATTGTATCTGTGTCGAAGCCCTTGCTTGCGTCTTGCTTGATCGATGTTGCCATGCGATCGCCAAGAGTTGCAGCCTGTGTGAGGTTACCGAAGTAAGCGAAGACCTGGCTGTTAGCATCTGCTGATGGCATCACGTCGACGAACTCGACAGGATAGCCGAACAGGCGCTGACCAAATGAGCCAGCAAGTTCTGCAGCTGTTGAACCGCCCTGTGCGTATGCGAGGCGCTCGGCTGTCTCACCGAAAGCTACCTTGTTGAAGTACCACTTAGCACCCGTGAGTGCGTATGTTGGAACCTTACGCATACCAGCAATCAGGTTGCCCATGGTTACCTCTGCGAACGTGTTGCCAGCGCATACCTGTGCTGATCCGAGGTATCCCTTGTGCGTGTCGTTCGTCCATGTTCCGCCGCCATCCTCGAGAACCTTGCGGAGCTTGCCAGCAAGACCGAGAACACCGCCGTATGTAGACGTGCCATCACCCAAGAAACCAGCTTCGTCTTCCTTCTTTGCAAACTGGCGTGCTACCGATTCAGCAAAGCGGAGACCGAGGTTTTGTGTGCTGTTCATTACGAGTTCTTCTGAAAGAACTGCAAGAGCATACATTTTCTTTGCGTTCAACGTCACTGCATCAAATGACATGTCAGATGATGAGAGCGTTCCTGTCTCTGATCCCCAGTATGCCGTCACGTCATCGCCTGTGCGGAAGATGCGGATGGATTCGGAGCCCATAGGCTCAACACGTGTGTTGCGACGGAATGATCCGTATGTGTCCTTCAGGTTGACGATCAGGCTAGATGTCTCCGTAGGAACGAAGATACCGCCTGTTGCGTCGTTGCCTTGTGTGTGTGACTTGTACTCAACACCTGTTACTTCGGCGTACTTCTGGCGTGCTGTCTCGTTAGCAAGACCACCTACAAACAAGCCTGTTACATATGCTTTGTACTCAGCATCTGGCATGTTAGCCTTGGCTGATGATTCGCCGACCTTGATGTCGTTTGACTTTGGCAGTTTGTTCACTGCTGTCTTCACTTCTGTCTGGCGTTGTGCGTTCTTGGCCTTGATAGCTTCGAACGACTTTACTTCGTTAGCCTGCTCATTGAGCGCGTCGATTTCAGCGTTCAATGTCTGTGCAGACTTTACTTCGTCCATCGTTGGCTCTGTCTTAGCAAGGAGCGTTTCGAGCTCGCTAGACTTCGCGCTGATGGCGTCGTTGATCTGTTGCAAATTCATGATTTTTTCCTCTTGTTTACTAATGCCCGCAATGCTTCCATTTCCATGGCAGCCTTTGCGGAAACCGGTTGTGCCGCGTCAATAAGCATTTTGATATTGCCTACTGCAGCGGTCAGTGTGTCCATCAATTCGGTCAGGCGTGCCACGTTAGCCGACGATAGCGTGCGCCCTTCCTTCTGCCTAATTTCTGCGCGTTCGTTCAGCCTTGTGATGATACGGCCGACGTCAGCTCCAACGTCTTGCAAGTCATCGTTAAGTCCCTTAGCGCTAATAAGTGCCGTTTGTGAGTTAGCACCGAAGAGCACTGGTGACCACTCGTAAAGTTTGCCCTTTACCAGCTCACGTGCTCCGTCCTGTGCAAATGTTTCTTCGACTACCGAGTAGCCAATCGAGAACTCGTCGATGATACCTTCCTTGATGTCGGAATAGGTCTCACGTCCTCGCTGTGTATTCATGTTGAATTGACCCCTGATATAGAGGCCGCCGAGATCTTTCAAGCTATCTGGCAGCATGGCGTCGCCTGGCATCAGCTCACGTGCTTCTAATGTCTTGGCTACTGGTGTTTTCCAGTCGTGAGCCCAGACGCCCTTTGGCAGTTTGGTCTTCAGCGAATCGTCGAAGAAACCGTACTTAACACGGTCGCCATAGCTGTCGACGTTGTTAAACACGGAGACGATGGCCTCGATTACGCCACTGTCACCCTCTGCCTTAGCTTGAAATTCGAAAGTCTTACGTTCAATTTTCATGGTGTGTTCCCCATACCATACGAATTTGGTTCATGCTGTTGTTTAATTATCCACAAGTTAGGCCTGCCGTGCACGTGTGAAACATCGACAGTTGACGGCGTTGGATGCTGACAAGCCTTCGCCCGCAGGATACGAGGTGCGTTCGCCACCTACTGTGAACTTGCCCTCGGCATCTTCCAATTGGTCATGCGCTGCAGCGTGTTCTGCCCGTGCCCCTGACAAGGCCACCCACGACCGTCTGATACCGCCCAGCTCATCCCATACGGATTTCTGCACGGTGCCCGTTGTGGCTGTGGCTGTAGTGCGAGCAATGGCATTGGCACGTGATACCTTCAGGTCGGAAAACTTCTCCTTCAAAAGCCTTGCCAGTTCCTCCTCACCAACGCCTGCATTCTGTCGTAGTAGAGTCTGGATGTCGGTTCTGATGGTTCCTACGGAGTCCGCTATCTTATTGGCGCTCTCTGTTATACCAGCCTCACGGCCCCGTGTGAACTCACCCTCAGCGTCGACCTCTTCCTGTGCTAATGCCAGCACGATCTCAGTGAGCTCGGTTCGGCTGTTCTCGGTGCCATCGATAAAATTCTTTTCCCAGACATCGAGGCTGAACTGATCGTCTATCTTCGTCTCGATGCGGAGCGCCTTAACGTCAGCCGTGATGGTGTCGTAGAGATCATCGAGCACACGGCCCCACTCCTTAGCGATATTCTCGGATTGCTTGTTCAGCAGATCGTCGTAGGCTTTGGCGTATACCTGTGAATCGGGATGGTGTAGCCAGGCTTTTGTTTCGGGGCCTACGACTACAACCTTGGCGTCTTCGCCTTCGGCATCCTCAGCGTTCATGGCTTCGACCAAACCGGCAGACCATCTCTGGCCAGCATCACCACCCCAGAGAGCCCACGCAATACGACCGGCCGAAGGGAAACCTTCCTGTCCTGGGCTCCACCCTTCGCCCTGTTTGTCGACTTCGTGTCTTGCAAAGTAGGAATTCATACGACGTGCTGTGTCGGGTGATATCTGTCGACCATTCGACAGATCCCGAGCACGGGCTACGCCTACAGCCGTCCCGCCCCTGTTGTATTCGCGACGCCACTCCAGACCTTTTGCAGCCTCCTCACGTACACCCTTTGGTGGTGTGAA